ACTGGTGTTAGCTTTGAAGAAGTAGCTGGTAGAGTTTAACTTATCATATCTAAATAACAAAAGGAGATTCTAAAAAATGGCAACAATCCCACAGAGAACTATTTCTCAATTTAAATCCAAACTGATTGGAGGCGGTACTCGCCCCAATCTGTTTGAGGTGCAAGTCAACTTCCCAGATGGAGTAGATCTTGGTATTCAGAATGATGGTGGTGGAGAATTTGATGGAGATAGATTTAGATTTTTATGCAAAGCAGCACAACTTCCTGCTTCTAATGTAGGAAACCTAGAAGTTCCTTTTAGGGGACGTGTTCTTAAGGTTGCTGGAGACAGAACTTTTGATCCTTGGACTGTTACAGTTATCAATGATCAAGATTTTGGTCACTATAGAGCATTCCAAGCATGGGCTCAGAACATTTCTCAGTATGGAGATTCATCAGGTTTAACTGATCCTTCATCATACATGGGACAAGCAACTGTCTATCAACTTGGTAGAAATGCATCTAGTCAGCAATCTGCTGGTAGTCCTGCAACTGATAGTAACATTCTTGCACAGTATAAGTTTGTGGATATTTTCCCAACTACAATTGCTGCTATAGATCTTTCTTATGATACAACTGATACTATAGAGGAATTCACAGTTGACTTCCAAGTACAATACTGGTATCCTGAAAGAGCAGGTGCTGGAGCCTGATAAATAAACATATAAGGTTTAACTTTTAATAATGGCAAGGTTATTTGGATTTTCTATAGAGGATACGGAGAAGATATCACCAGGTGTGGTATCTCCCGTTCCTGAAAATAATGCAGATGGATCTGACCACTATTTGACTAGTGGTTTTTTTGGATCGTATGTAGATATTGAGGGCGTATATAGAACTGAAGCAGCATTAATTAAAAGATATAGAGAGATGGCTCTCCACCCAGAGTGTGATAGTGCTATTGAAGATATTGTAAATGAAGCTATTGTATCTGATACACATGATTCACCAGTAGAAATTGAGTTATCTAATCTCAATGCTAGTGATGGTATTAAGAAAAAAATTAGAGCAGAATTTAAAGCAGTTAAAGACCTTTTAGATTTTGATAAGAAGGCACATGAAATTTATAGGAATTGGTATATAGATGGTAGAATTCATTACCATAAAGTAATTGATATGAAGAAGCCTGAGGAGGGCATAGTAGAATTAAGATATATTGATTCTATGAAAATTCGTTATATAAGACAGCAGAAGAAGCAAGATAAAGATATTAGGATGGCTAATATCAATAATGACAATCCTATGGAATATGAATTTCCTGAGATTGAAGAGTATTTTATGTATAGTCCTAAAGCAACTTGGCCTGCTCAAAGTCCATCTGCAATGGCTGGTGGAAATAAAGGAATCAAGATGACTAGGGATTCTGTTGCTTATTGCACTAGTGGATTAGTAGATAGGAATAAGGGATCAACCTTATCATACTTACATAAAGCGATTAAAGCTGTCAATCAACTTAGGATGATTGAGGATAGTTTGGTTATTTACAGACTATCAAGAGCACCAGAAAGAAGAATTTTCTATATTGATGTAGGTAATCTTCCAAAGATTAAGGCAGAACAATACCTCAGAGATGTGATGATGAGGTATAGAAATAAGTTAGTATATAATGCTGACACTGGTGAGATTAGAGATGATAAGAAATATATGTCCATGTTGGAAGATTTTTGGCTTCCTAGAAGAGAAGGTGGTAGAGGAACTGAGATAACAACTTTACCAGGTGGACAAAACTTAGGAGAAATTACTGATATTAAGTATTTCCAAGAGAAACTTTATAAGGCACTTAATGTTCCTCCTACTAGAGTAGGTGGAGATGGTGGTTTTAATTTGGGAAGATCATCTGAGATACTCAGAGATGAAGTTAAATTCTCAAAATTTGTAGGAAGATTAAGGAAAAGATTTGCAAATCTGTTCAATGATATCCTTAAAACTCAATTACTTCTTAAGAATATAATCACCCCAGAAGATTGGGATGTAATGAGTGAGCATATTCAGTATGATTTCCTCTATGATAACCATTTTGCAGAACTAAAAGATTCTGAATTATTAGCAGAAAGACTAACTATGGTAGCATCTGCTGAACCATATGTTGGTAGATACTTCTCACAAGATTATCTAAGACGTAAGATTCTTCGTCAGACTGATGAAGAAATTCTTGAGCAAGATGAGTTGATGAAGAAGGAAATTGAGGATGGGGTAGTACCTGATCCTGCATTGATGATGGACCCAACTATGGGAGTAGAAGGAGAAACATCAATGGGTGGTGGTGAAATGGGACAGGGTGTAATGGACCCAGAAGCAACAGATACCACCAAAACTAAGATGGAAATGCCTAAGGGTGGTGAAATCTGATAAATAAACTGTAAGGATTTTAAAACAATGGATGAATTAATGGATATGATTGCTAAGGATGAGAGTCCTTCAGGTATCAGTGACGCTATTAAAGATACTCTTTATGCTAAGTCTGCTGATAAAATAGGTGCTCATAAAAATACTGTTGCAAATTCTCTCTTTGGATATGAACCAGAGACTGAAGATGAAGAACAAGTAGCTAGAGAAGTAGATGGTTATGCTGATACCATTGCTGGAAGAGATAGGGAAGAAGTAGAACCTGAAGAAGCAGATGAGGAATAATTATAAATAAATAAAATGATTCTGTATAAAGAGAATGACGCTTAGGACAGTTGGAGCAGGAACTTCAATAACTACAGGTGCAGCATCTCAGCAGTCTATTCCAATATCTGGTAAATCTACTGCAATTAGAGTGGTTGCTACTGGACAAAACACACATGTAGCTATTGGAACTGAACCTACTGCAGCTGTAACTGACTTTGTAGTACCAAAAGATAGTGCTGCTACTTTGGCATTTAGTAATACATCTGCTAAAGTTGCTGCTATTAGTACATCAACAACTTACACTCTTATTGATTTTCCTCAGGGAACAGCATCACCTTTTGCAGCAGGTGATTATGTAAGTTTAGATCTTGCTGATGATAGTTCTCAAGACTATTATGAATTTACTCATAAAAGAGTCAAGCAAGTCTATAGTAGTGCTAGAACATCAGAATCATATGCTGGTGAAAATTATTTCAGTCAAAGAATAGTTGTTGAAAATGATTATGGAAGGAATATTAGTACTTCATTAACTGATAATAATACTACTTTAAGGAGTTCCTTTAAAGTTGCTGCTAGAACAGATAGTGGATCTGGTAAATTGTACATTCAACAAGTTCAAATTGCAGGGGAAGCCTAAAATGAAACTCATTAGAGAAGAAATCGAATCTGTTGAATTTATAGTTGAAAACAGAGGCGGTAAAAAACAACTCTACATTGAAGGAGTATTTCTTCAAGGAAACATAAAGAACAGAAATGGTCGTATGTATCCTATGGAGACACTTCGTAGAGAAGTTTCTCGTTATAATGAAAATCATGTAGTATCAGGAAGAGCACTTGGAGAACTGGGACATCCAGAAGGTCCAACTGTTAACCTTGATAGAGTGTCACATAAGATAGTATCACTTAAAGAAAGTGGTTCTAACTTTGTAGGAAAAGCAAAAATCCTCTCTACCCCTATGGGTAAAATTGCATCTTCATTGATAAGTGAAGGTGTAAAGTTAGGTGTTTCTTCTAGGGGAATTGGTTCACTTAAGATGACCAGAGAAGGAATTAATGTTGTTGGTGAAGACTTTATGTTAGCAACAGCAGCAGATATAGTAGCTGATCCTTCAGCACCAGATGCATTTGTTTCTGGTATTATGGAAGGAAAAGACTGGGTATGGGATGGAGGTGTTCTTCGTGAGAAGTATGCTGAAAAAACATACAAGACTATCAACACTTTAGTTGATCAAAAGAAATTAGATGAGCATAAGTTAAATCTTTTTAACGATTTCTTATCAAACTTATAACTTATCTAAATAAATATAGTTTAATACTCGGATAATCAGAGGGTTTACCAATGTCTCGTGGAGATTTACAAGAAATGGAAGTAGGCACTAAGCAATCTAAGGGTCCTGTAACTGCAAATGCAAAGGTCTT